GGAATCTTCAATATGCTCCATGTGAGTGTTCTTAGCTTCTGCTAAAAATGATGTAAAACCTTTCATGATTTAATCCTTCGTTTGTTTTAAAGAACTATTTATAATACTTTTTTCTGGCCAATATTGATATACTCATCGACAACTTTTCTTACTTCATCATAAGTCTTTCTTGTTAGAAAAGCAGTTCTTAATGGTTTACCAAACTTATCATCTAATATTTCTGCATGATACATGCTAGGTGTTGCCGGCACTTCTCTGCCACCTAGTTGTTTTGATAATTGATACTTACCAGCATATATTTTAAATGTTCTCATTATCGCCTCATGTTTGCTTGATCTTTTGCATCATTGCTATCTTTACGTATTGGCACGGCATTAGATTTATGTAGTGTTCCTATACCTAGCAATTCATCACCAGTATATGTACCATACTTTTTTGCTAAACCATTACCTATCTTATCTGTTGTTGATGCAGTTTTTCTTACGGATAAATCTGGAAACTCATATCTAAATTTCTTTTTTGGTTTGGTGTAACCAGTCTTTACCAGTAACTCATTTAATAATTTCTTTTCACGTTCAATTGCTTTTTTATTTCTTACAATCATGTCATTCCTATAAAAAAGGGAGGGTATTGATCAATGTCAGCGCCCTCCCATAACCGAGCTAGTGAGAAAGTGAGAGAGAGGTTGCTCGGTTTACCTAACTCTTGTGTACTTATTACTTCAAGTATAAAGGGCCTGTCCATCTTATCTGATAGCCGCCATCAAGAACATTTCCTCGAGCGGCGTTTCTAGCAGGCTTATTATACCCTGCGGCCATCAAGATGTCACCCTTCTTGAATTTTTTGTCAGTGTCAGTAGCGACAACGAAACCCCAACATTGGTGACGATTTAATATTTTGGCATACTTAGAGCCATACTTAACAACGAAGCCATCGTTGAACTCTTTAATCATTTTCTCATTAATATCAGTTAACTCTTTTGTACCACCTCTGGTAGTCCAGTTTGCATAATCGCCTTTAGCGAAATTCAACATAGTATCAATACCAGCTTCAAGATATTGAGTTTTGTTATTTACTGTTAATGTCATTTATTTCTCACTTTCTTATTAACTATACTATTAATATAGCATATGATTCGTTTTTTGTCAACCCCTAAAATAAAAATAATTAATAAAACTTCACTTTATACTCCATTGGCTTGGTTTACCAGAAACTTGTGATAGTGATAAATCACCATGAGTTTCTTGCAAGACTTTTAATTCTTTTAGTACGGCCCTTCTGATAATATCAGATTTAGATAACATCTCCATATCTGCATACTTATCTAGTTTAGCGTTCAAAGATTTAGGAACTCTGAAAGCCACGATTTGATTTTCTATCTTACTTGGTTTCATTTTCTTATCAACTTTCCAATCAGTTCCCAATCGTAAGTTTTTGATAATTCATTTGCCTCTAAAGAGGGCATACCAGATTTAATCAACTTTTTTTTCTTTTTGCGATCTAACTCAAAAGACATTTCATAACCCGTTATATCTTCAAGATACTTGATGGCATCTTTAATACAATCAAACTCTTTCATATCTTTATTATTATTTAGAAAAGGTTTTGCTACAAACATATTATTCTCCTTAGCCTCTATAAAAAACGTCTGGTGCTGGTATGTCTATGTCCCAATCAATAGAACCTTCTGCTACTTCTTTGTCCTGTAATTGGGCGTTAAGTTCAAACTGTAAAGTTTTTGCTAAGTCGGTATTTTTCTTTATTATCTCTTTAGCAAATTCTTTCATGCCATCTTCGTTCTCAAAAAAACGATATGCTTCATAATCTATCATATTATAACCTCTCTATATGTAATTGCTCCAAAAATCATTCCAATAATCTTCTACTTGGCCAAAGACATCATCTTCGTCTAAGTGAGGAACTTCTTTCTTCCATAGTTCCATCGCTTTAGTAGTAGCCTCAACAATTGTTTCAGACTCTTTGATAATATCAACGACACTATCCCAGAAGTTCTCTTCACAATCTAAAATGTAATTTGACATTCCCATATTTAACCTCTCTTTCGAATCACTTATACTATTATAATAGCAGGAATACAATATTTGTCAACCCCCTAAAAACTTTTTTCTTACCATCTGAACTGTATCTTTTACTATTGTTGGGTATACACCCAAATAAGTACCAGCCTCTAAACTATCTTTACTTATCAGTTCCTTATGATGGTGATTTATTTTATCATAACTTTCTAATAGCATTTTTGCCACAATATCAAAAGTAGCATCTGTTGCTATCGGCTTATCTTCTTGATAGTAAGCATAAGACATCATTAAATATAATGGCACGGCCATATTAATATCTTCTGTTATCTTAGCTTTTATCATGGTATCTAACATTAACCACCAACCTTTACGTAAGGCTTACTCCATTTACCGATGTTAATATCGATGTAGTAAGCAGTGTGAAAATAATCTGTCATGATATCGGACTTATCGAACCACTTAGTTCCTTTCATTGCTTTGTGCAACTCTTTCAGAAACTTCTTTACAGTTCCAGTATAATAGTTATCGATATGATAAGTATTAACTTGAATGTGGCCATCGTCACCCTTTCGAAAATATTCTGTGAAATCTAGAATACCTTCAGTAACTGTCACAACGAGTGACATATGATGACGAATAGAAATTGAACCTTTCATACCGAAATCTTTAAGCACCTTTTTGATAGCAGGTGCGAGTTCTTTTTTATCTTCTTGTGAAATATAAGCCATATTAACCTCTCTGTTTATTTCGAATCACTTACACTATTATAGTAGCATATCTAGAATTAAAGTCAAGCGATTTCTTTTAATGCTTTTTTAAGAAATCTATTAACTTTTTTAACAATTCGTCTTGCTGACTCAAGACATAAACCATAATCTTTACCAATACTAGCATATGTTTTTTTAGGATCATAAGTTTTTTCACCCCAAATTAAAAAGTCACGATAAGGATCACTTCTATAGATATAAGGATTTCTATTCTGTATTTTAAGAAGTCTATCAATTAAATCTTTAGCAATAATTTTTTTTTCTAAATTCATATTTTCTCTCACTTTCGATTAGAATTAAAGTCAACCAATAATTTTTCTTGCATCTCAAAAGCTTCAATCTCATAATCTCTTTCAAGATAATCAACATCAGTAGGAGCAAAAATATCTTGTCCTTTAACTGATTGCATTATGTGTGTGAACTCATGAAAAATAGTAGTGATCAGATCATCTGTGTCTTGACTCTTTTTGATACGTAGTGTAAAATATCTACTGTCATCTATATCAACATCAACGAAACCATCTGATTGCATGTTGTTTTTCATTATAACATCTATCTCAAGTTTTCTAACTTTAGGTAGAAGTTTCTCTTTAGCGAAGATAAGGGCTTTGTCAATCAAGGCTCTTTCTGCTTTATTTGAATTAAAATAAGTAACTAACATACTATTATAATAGCAGGTTAGAATATAAAGTCAACCCTCTTATAAGTTATTGAAAAAGCTAGGTATTTTCCCATTGAATCCGTAATCACTATTGAGCCTTTCAATAAGTGATTCGTTTTGTTCTTTACTATCAGACTTCCAGATTATTTGATCAAGCTTAGTATCATAAACATAGTAAATACCTTTTTGTCTTTTACTGATATATTGTTTTTTCTTTTTTCTAAACCATCTCATACTTTTAATCCTGTAAAGTCTTTTTTACTTTTTTTAATTTTAACTTCATCTTCTACTCTCTCACCAAAATCTGTATTATCAAATACTGGCCCATCAAGAACACCATCTTGTGCAGATTGTTCTACATCGTAGAGTCTCATTTTGGCCCTATCAACACCAATGACAAATCTTTTATATAGGGTTGGATCATTATATCTATTTTTAAGTTGTTTAACCATAACTTGATTTAAATCTTCAAGTTCTTCGGTAGAAATGAGAGCAAACATAAAATCGGCAGTTGCAGGTAATCCAAAAGATTCCGAAGTATCTTCTAAACCTACATCTGAATTGGTATAACCACTTCTTGTCGTTTGTGTTGCAGACATAATTGGCACATTCTTTTCTACTGCTAATCCTCTAAGTTCTTCTGCTATAGACTTAATAAGTGTATATGAATTTACATTTGAACCAGTTTTTATTCTATGCGACATACAAATGTTTAAATAGTCAACATAAATTATATCAGGTATAAATTGTCTTTTCAATCTCAATTCATTTAACAAATGTCGAAAATGGCCTACATGTGCAGATGCCGTAGGATATTCTTTTACAATTAATTTACCACTCGTTTTACCCTTTACTCTATCAATTTTCTTATCATATATGCCTTTTGGTAAATTCACTAATTCTTCTAAAGACACATTTAAAAGATTTGCATCTATTCTCTCAGCAATTTTTTCTTCAGCCATTTCCATTGTGATATACAAAACATTTTTACCATCAAGCAAATTAGCTGAAGCCATATGGCACATTGCTAACGATTTTCCAACGCCCGTACCAGCAAGTATAATATTGAGAGACTTTTTAGGTATACCACCTTTGGTAATTTTGTTAAGATATTCCAGATCAAAAGGAATACGTTCTTCAATACGGTGATAAAAGTCCCAACGACTATCACTATCATCAATAAAGTCGTGCCCAATAGAAGGATCAAAAGAAACAGACAAAGCATCAGAGAGAAGTTCTGGTATAGTTCCTTTGTCTTGTTTATCTTTACTCC